AAGGACTGCTTCTATTGGGGAGAGATTAAGACGCTTCCGATTACAGAATTATTAAAGATAGACCCAACACTAACTAGGGAAGACCTTGAGAAGATATCTAAATATGGTCAGAGTTGGTATGACTACTATAATGTAGCTCAGTATTATGACAACGATATATTCTATAGGGACACCTGCACCTTGATGTACTTTAACTATAAGACAACAAAGAAGATTGTCTACAAGAAAAAGATTCTTGAGGGTGGAGGGGCAAAGGTTATAGAGAAGGACGACCAATTCAATCCACCACAAGAGATGATGGATGAGGGCAGGTTTGAGAAGATAGAGAAGACCATTGATGTTTGGTACGATGGCGTTATGGTTATGGGAACAAACACCATATTAAAGTGGGAGCTTGCGAGAAACATGGTGCGTCCAAAGTCTGCAAGTCAGCACGCTTTACCAAACTATGTTGCAGTAGCACCACGTATGTATAAGGGAAACATTGAGTCATTGGTTAGAAGGATGATTCCTTTTGCTGATTTGATTCAGATGACTCACCTCAAGCTACAGCAGGTAATATCTCGTGTTGTCCCTGACGGTGTATATATTGACGCAGATGGACTCAGCGAGGTTGACCTTGGCACAGGGAGTGCATATAACCCTGAGGATGCGTTAAGGTTATACTTTCAGACGGGTAGTGTTATAGGTAGAAGCTACACTCAGGAGGGAGACTATAATCAGGGTAAGGTTCCTATCAAGGAGCTTACATCTAACTCAGGAGCAGGTAAGGCTCAGATGCTTATATACAACTACAACCATTACCTTGATATGATAAGGGCGGTGACAGGATTGAATGAGGCGAGGGACGGCTCTACCCCTGACCCCAACTCTTTGGTTGGTGTTCAGAAGCTTGCAGCATTAAACTCAAACACAGCAACAAGACATATATTAGATGGTAGTCTATATATATATAGAACACTTGCTGAGTCATTGACCTATCGTATTGCAGACATATTAGAGTATGCAGACTTTAAGGAAGAGTTTATAAATCAGATAGGGAAGTATAACGTAAGTATACTTGGAGATATATCCGATTTATATCTATATGACTTTGGTATATTCATAGATGTTAGTCCCGATGAGGAGGAGAAGGCTCAGCTTGAGCAGAACATTCAGATGGCACTATCTAAGAACGACATTAACCTTGAGGATGCTATTGACATTCGTGAGATTAGAAACATAAAGATGGCTAATCAGTTCTTGAAGATGAAGCGTAAAGCCCTTCAGCAGAGAGAGTCAGAGATGCAGATGCAGCAGCAGGCTATGCAGCAGCAGACACAGCTACAGTCACAGCAGATGGCAGCAGAGGCTGCTATGCAGAAGATACAGGCAGAGACACAGTCTAAGATGCAAATCAAGCAGGCAGAGGTTGCCTTTGAGATTGAGAAGCTTAAGAATGAGGCTGAGCTTAAACGTCAGCTTATGCAGACGGAGTTTGACTTTAATATGCAGCTACGAGGAATTTCAGAGGACGCATTACAGAGCAGAGAGACTCAACGAGAGGATGCTAAGTCTGAAAGAATTAGTCAGCAGAACACTCAGCAGTCCAAGCTCATCAATCAAAGAAAGAACAACCTGCCTCCACTGACCTTTGAGTCTAACGAGGACAGCTTAGATGGCTTTGATATGGCAGAGTTCGAGCCTCGATAAAATCGTTAAAAAAAATAACTAACTTTGTAAAAATTAAATCAAATGGAAATTAAAGTAAAAGCGGTAGAATCTCCTGACTCTAAGTCTGTACAAGAAGTAGAGAAGGAATTGCTTGAGAAGCATGAAGAGTCATTAAACAATGAAGCAGGAGAAGCTGACATGGAAGGAGTGGAGCAAAGCACTGAGAGTGCCACCACCACAGAAGAGCAAGAGAGTGTACAGCCGGAAGGCGAAGCACAAACAGAATCCTCAGAGTTAAGTGAGGAAGACGTTCTTTCATATATTGGAAAAAGATATGGTAAAGAGATTAACTCATTCGATGAGTTGGTTTCTGAGCGAGAGTCTTCAGAGGAATTACCTGAGGACGTAGCGTCATATCTAAAATACAAACAAGAGACGGGGCGTGGATTTGAAGACTTTGTTAAGTTACAGCAAGACTTCGATGAGATGCACCCTGATGATTTGCTAGAGTCTTATTATAAAGCCACTGAGAAGGGGTTGGATAATGAGGACATAGAGATTATGTTAGATGAGTTTGACTATGACGAGGATATAGATGCCGAGTCGGATATCAAAAAAATCAAGCTAGCAAAGAAAAAAGAGATTGCAAAAGCAAAGAGCTACTTCAATGAGATGAAGGAACAATACAAGCAGCCACTTGAGTCAAGGGCTAGCGAGGGTTCACAAGTCGATACTGAAAAGCTTGAGGCTTACGAGCAATATATAAAATCTGCTGACACCCAAAAGGTAGAGGGTGAGCGTAGAAGACAGTGGTTTACTGAAAAGACCGATGAGGTCTTTGGAGGAGAGTTCAAAGGTTTTGAGTTCTCTGTTGACGGTAACGCAGTTCTATATTCACCGCAGTCCTTGGACGCAATGAAGAAGGAGCAGTCTAATGTAATGAACTTTATAAATAAGTTTATGACTGAGGACGGTTTAATCTCCGATGCTAAAGGATACCATAAGGCGATAGCAGTCGCATCAAACCCTGAGAAGTTTGCTCAGTTCTTTTACGAGCAGGGCAAGGCTTCAGCTACTGAGGATGTTACACGCAAGATGAAAAACATTAATATGTCTGAGCGTACAGCACCTGAGGTAGGGAGTAAGGGGGGTATGCAGATTCGAGCTATAAATCCTGATTCAGGTAAAGGCTTGAAAATTAGAAGTTTAAAGAAAAAATAATTTTAAAAAAAGAAAAAGAAAATGGCAGTAGACGCAACACCGGGATATGACTTGCAGCCATCTGCAACGCAGATTCCCACAGCAACAAACTACATTACCGACTTCAACTTCTTGAATCAGTATCTTCCTGATACTTACGAGAAAGAATTTGAGCGTTATGGTAATAGAACAATCGCATCCTTCCTACGATTAGTAGGAGCAGAGATGCCTTCTAACTCAGACCTTATCAAATGGGCAGAGCAGGGAAGATTACACACGAAGTACACAGACGTAGGTTTAGTAGCAGTAGTAGCACAGCCTTCAGCTACCTTTACGGTAAATGACAACCTAACACCTGCAGGTTCAACAGCAGGAGCCTTAGGCACACCATCAATCGCTATCCGAGTAGGACAGACGGTTATGATTGTTAAGAATGACGGAAGTGGAAGTAACAAGGGTATCGTAACAGCGGTCCCAACAACGAACACCTTCACTGTAGCCTTCTATGAGGCAGGCGGTTTTACAGGAGGTTCAGTCACAACAGCTAGTGCTGATGTATCAGTATTCATCTATGGTTCTGAGTTCAAGAAAGGAACAGTAGGAATGAATGGTTCTTTAGAGGCTGACGACATCATCCTTGACAACTCTCCAATCATCTTGAAAGACAAGTATGCGGTATCAGGTTCTGATATGGCACAGATTGGATGGATTGAGGTAACAACTGAGAACGGGGCTAACGGATACCTATGGTACCTGAAGTCTGAGCACGAGACTCGTCTACGTTTTGACGACTACCTTGAGACAGCAATGATTGAGGCTGTTCCTGCAGAGGCAGCATCCGGTGGATTAGCACAGTCAGGAGCACAAGCAGCAGGCTTCAAAGGTTCAGAGGGTATCTTCTATTCTGTAGAGAACAGAGGTAACGTATGGTCAGGTGGAAACCCTGTAGCTTTGGCAGACTTTGATGCTATCATCTCACGTCTTGACAAGCAAGGTTCTATCGAGGAGAATGTAATCTTCTTAGACCGTCAGTTCGGTTTCGATATTGACGATATGTTAGCAGCTCAGAACTCTTATGGAGCGGGTGGTACATCTTACGGATTGTTTGACAATGACGAAGAGATGGCACTTAACTTAGGTTTCACAGGATTCCGTAGAGGTTATGACTTCTACAAGTCTGATTGGAAATACCTAAACGACCCAACAATGAGAGGTGGTTTACCAACAGGAGCAGGTTCAGGACGTGTAAACGGACTATTAGTACCTGCAGGTTCCACTACTGTGTATGACCAAATCCTTGGAAAGAACGCTAAGCGTCCATTCCTTCATGTACGTTACAGAGCTTCAGAGACTGAAGACAGACGATACAAGACTTGGATTACAGGTTCTGCAGGAGGGGCTCGTACTTCTGACTTAGATGCAATGGAGGTTAACTTCCTTTCTGAGAGAGCGGTATGTACTCTAGGAGCTAACAACTTCTTCTTATTCCAAGAGTAAGAATAGGTTGACACCATACAGGGAGTGTCTTAGGGCACTCCCTATTTTTTAAAATTTAATTATATCTAATGAAAACAAAAGAAAAATACACAAGCAAGAGCTATCGGCTCACAAGAGATGTTGCACCGTTAACATTTATGTTACCATCTCGCAACACAAAAAGATATCCACTACTATGGTTTGATGAAGACAAGGGTGTAAACCGACCTCTTCGATATGCTATCAATCAGAAGACTCCCTTCGAGGATGAGCAGGACGGCAACGCCATTGTAGAACCTATTATATTTGAAGATGGATTCCTTCATGTAGAAAAAAGAAACCAAGTATTACAGCAGTTCTTACACCACCACCCTATGTATGGAAAGTCATTCATGGAGGTTAATGATGAGAAGGATGCATCTGAGGATGTAGAGATTTTAAACTTAGAGGTTGACGCACTTATCGAGGCACGTCAATTAAGTTTAGGACAGCTTGAGAATATTGCTTCAGTAATCTTTGGTATAGACACCTCTAAGGTTTCAACAGCAGAGATGAAGAGAGATGTTCTCCTGTATGCTCGTAACTACCCTGAGGACTTCTTAGACGTAGTAAGAGACCCTGAGCTAAAGCTACAGGCTACATCGAGAAGATTTTTTGAGGTAGGACTACTTCAATTTAGAAAGAATCAGAAGGAGGTATGGTTCAGTACCACGACAAATAAAAAGAAGATGCTTAACGTACCCTTTGGTGACGACCCATACATGACGGTTGTCAGCTATTTCCAAAGCGATGAGGGTATTGATGCATTAAAATTCTTAGAGAAGCTACTATGATTTGCATAGTTGGCATATTATTTGTACATTTGTAATCCTCATAACGAAAGTTTGATTCATACTCAAACAAGAAGGGACTCTAATAGGGTCCCTTTTTTTTATGTATCTTTGTGACATTATTAACCCATTAATACTTTTTACAAATGGAAAAATTTTTAAATGTTAAAGGAACCGCAGTAACAGCATATGCGGGGAGTCAGTTAGTATCTTGCAATGGTATTAAAACGATTACTACTACAACGGCAACGGGAGCCGATT